GGCAACGATCCTTCGCAAGGGGACGCAGACCAGGCGCACGCCTTGGTGCCCGAGGGCCATGTCGCGATCGTCTTCCAGCGCGACCATGTGATCGACGACGGCCTGCAGGGGACGCCGCGCGAGACGCGCTTCGAGAAGGGCGCGCGCCATGTGATGTCGCGAGCCTCCGCGCGCCACTTCACGTCTCGCGGCATCGCGGTCGAGATCTGAGCCGGGCCGATGTCGCTGATCACCGTCCAGGACCCGATCGAGGAGCCGGTCTCGCTCGAGCGGGTGAAGGAGCATTGCGGCGTCGATGCCCCTGACCACGATGCCCTCCTGGGCGACTACATCGCGGCCGCACGCCGTGAGGTCGAGGCGTTCACGCGTCGCCGGCTTGTCACGCAGGTGGTCGAGTACCGTGTCTCTTCCCTGGCGCCCGGCATCCGGCTGCCCCTGGCGCCGGTCCAGAGTGTCGATGCGATCGACTACCTTGCGATGGACGGCTCGGCGCAGTCGCTCACCGCCGGCAACTGGCGCCTGACTGGTAATGCTTCGGCGCCCTGCGTGATGCCGCCTGTTCTCGCGACCTGGCCTTCGGCGCTCTGCGCGCCGGAGAGCGTGACGATCAGGATGACGGCTGGCTATGGCGGCGCTGCGGACGTCCCTGCCGACCTGAAGGTCGCGGTGCTGCTACTGGCGGCGCACTACTACGGCAATCGGGGCGACGACGCTCAGGCGCCGGAGATGCCGCCGCACGCGCAGTCGATCCTGCAGCGGCACGTGTTCTGGGTCTGAGCTGACCCTTCCTTTCAGACCCTCGCTGATGACGCGCTGAACCCGCCGCCCAAGCGGCGGCGCGCCCGACCCTCAAGGAGAGCATCATGAAATATACCGTCCACACCCGCCACTTCGCTGCCGGTCGCTTCTGGAACAAGGGCGACGAGCGCGAGGCCGATCCGGTCGAGGTCGCGCCGCAGGTGCAGCGCGGCGTCCTCGAACCGGTCAAGGCGGCGGCCGAGCCCGAGCCCCAAGCCGAACCTGAGCCCGAGCCTGAGGCCAAGGCCGAATCCAAGGCCAAGGGCGGCCGCAAATCAGGCGCCGCCGTCGAATGATGCGCGCGGGCCGCCTCGATCGTCGCATCCAGTTCCGCCGCGCACAGGCCTCCGATAACGGCCTCACCTCCGCGCCGGCATGGAGCACGGCCACGCCGGAGGCCGATAACCTCGGCACGCCCATCTGGGCGGCCAAGCACGACATCAGCGACAGCGAGCGGTTCCGCGCGGGCGAGGCGGCGGCCAGCATCACCACCCGCTTCACCGTCCGCTGGTCCAGCTTCACGCGCTCGATCACCCCCGTCGACCGGCTGATCTGCGAGGGCACAGTCTACGAGATCACCGGCATCAAGGAAGGCCCTGGCCGCCGCGAGTGGCTGGAGATCACCTGCTCCGCTCGGAGCGACTGACGTTCACACTGAGGAGATCCCATCATGGGCACGATCGCTTCCACCGACCTGCGACCGGGCGGCGCCCGTCCGCTGACCGAGACCACCCTGACCGCATCCGATACGTTCACCTATGAACCGATCGGCCGGCAGGTCCTCTCCCTGCGCAACCCGACCGCCGGCGCGCTCTCGCCCGTCATCGACGGCGACGGTGCGACCACCGTGCGCGCCCCGGGCGCCCCTGCCTTCGACATCAGCGCGGGCTACGCCGTCGGCTCGATCGCGGCCGGCGCGGCCGTGGCCATCCCGCTCGACAGCATCTCGGCCTACCTGGCCGGCACGATCACGATCACCGGCGGCTCGGGTCTGGTCGCCACGCTGCTGCGGAGCTGATCCGGCGTGTCGCTCACGGTGAAGGTGGAGGGGTTGCGCGAGCTGGAGCGCAACCTCGGGCGGCTGACAAAGGCGGCAGGCAAGGGGGCGCTGCGGCGGGCGGGCACCAAGGCCCTCGGGCCTATGGCGGAACTTGCGGCATCGCTTGCACCGGATGACCCGGCTACCCCGCCGATCGATCTAGGCACCTCAATCGCGGTGAGCACCCGCCTCGACAAGCGGCTCCGCAAGCCGGAACCCCCGGCCCTCGTGGAGCTCTACATGGGGCCGACCAAGCCGGGTTATCCGCAGGCGATCATGCAGGAATTCGGGACGATCCATCACGCGCCCCAGCCGTACATGCGTCCCGCTTGGGATCAGGACAAGGACGCGTTGCTCACCCGTGTCGGCATCGAACTGCGCAAGGAAATCGACAAGTCGGTGCAGCGGGCGATCCGCAAGCAGGCGCGGCAGGCGGCGCAACGGTAACCATGAAGGAAGAACAATGACACCCGATGACTTCATGAAAGCCGTCTGCGCTTTGGCGCGAGAGAACGGCTTTGGCGTCACCAAGCTGCATTTCGTCTCGCCGGGTGTGAACGGTGCCGTGGCAAATCACGAATACGGCCCGTTCGGCGAAAGGCATGCCTCCTCGAAGCAGGCGGCGGATCACGTGGTGGGAACGCTCAGCCTCCGCGTGGACACCGGCGAGCTCGATGAGGTGACGCGGAAGGCCGAGCGCCTCGCGGAAACGCTCGATCGCGTCCAGGCCGGCCTTTCCAGCCTGACCGGCCCTGTCAGCTGACATGTCGATGGAAAGGCAGCTTCGGGCGCTGCTGGAGGCCGACCCGGCCATCGCGGCGATCACCCCCCACATCAACTGGGGCGCGCACCCGCAGGGCCTGCCCTGGCCGGGCGCGGTGCTGACCGTCATCAGCGACACCCAGGGCTACACGCTCGACGGCCCTGATGGGCTGTCGGCGATCCGCGTGCAGATCGACTGCTACGCGGCGACGTACGACGCGGCGAAGGATCTCTCCCGCGCCATTCGAGCCAAGCTGTCCGGCTATTCCGGTGGGCAGTTTCAGGGCGTCTTTCTCGCAGGCCTGCGGGATGGGCGCGAGGGCGGCACCAATGAAGCGGACCGGCCCTTCCGCGTTTCCATGGACTTCATGGTCCACTTCACCCACTGACGGAGGCTCTCATGAGCACGAAAGCAATCATCGCCTACGGCGGCACCGTGGAGCGGTCCCTCGACGGGGCGACCTGGGCCAAGATCCCGGAATGCACCGGCATCGCGGTCCCGATGGTCGAGACCGAGTACCAGGAGGCCACCAGCCTCGACAGCCCGAACGGCTTCAAGGAGTACGTGAAGGGCCTGAAGGACGCCGGCGTCATCAGCCTGTCGTGCCGCTACACCGCCGCCGGCTACGAGCAGCAGCTCGCGGACCAGAATGCGGCCGATGCGATCTACTACCGCACCACGCTGAAGGCGGCGCCGGGTCAGGCCTCGGGCGACGTCTTCGAGTTCCGCGGCTTCCCGACGCCGGGCCTCGAGCAGACCGGCACCGGGGACATCGCCGGCATGACCGTCTCGATCCGCACCACCGGTGACGTGACCTGGACCAAGGGGGCGGCGGTCGTCTGATGGGGAGCAATAGCATGCGCGGCGCAATCGCCTTCACCGCCGGCGGCGAAGAGCGGACGATCCGCTTCTCGACCAACGCCATGTGCCGCTACCAGGACATGTCGGGCGAGACCCTCATGCAGGCAGTCGGGGCGCTGCAGAAGACGCCCGACGACATGGTGCGCCAGCGCCGGCTGTTCTCGGCCGGTGTTGCGGGCCTGTCCGAGGAAGAGGCCGGCGACATCATGGACGAGCTGGGCCTGATGGAATCGGCCGAGCTGATCGGCCGTGCCTTCGACGCCGCCTTCCCAGCACCCGAGCCTGTCGCGGCGGACGCTGCGGGAAACGGCAAGGGGAAGCCGGCCAAGAGCGGCGGGGCCAAGGCTTCCTGACGACGCTTCGCGACCGGTGGCTCGACGCCGGTCGCGACTACGATCTGTTCTGGCGCCTGACGCCGAAGGAGATCGTCGCCATCCTCGAGGCGGACCAGCGCCGCCTCCTGCGCGATCACGACGCGAGCCGCGCGCTGAACCACCACCTCGCGCATCTCGTCGCCTTCGCCTTTCACGATCCGAAGGAGATGCCGGAGTTCCGCGAGAGCGGCGCGCCGGAGCGGCCGGTCTCGAACGAGGCCGATGCCGAGCGGGTGCGCGGCTTCTTCATCTCCATGGCCCTCGCCGCCAAGAGGTAATCCCACATGACGCAATCGGTCATCGGCGCGCTCCGGGTCAACCTGGGGCTGGACAGCGCCCAGTTCGAGCGGGGCCTCGGCTCGGCCAGCAAGCGGCTCGCGGACATGCGCGGCCGCTTCGCCGCCTTCTCGGCGGCCGCCGGGGCGGTGGGCGTGGCGCTTGGCGGCCTCACTGTCGCCACGGCGCGCTCGGCCAACGAGCTCACCCGCATGGCGCAGGTGGCCAACACCTCGCCGGCCGAGCTGCAGCGCATGGCCGCCGCGACCCGCACCGTGGGGATCGATGCCGACAAGCTCAGCGACATCCTCAAGGACGTGAACGACCGGATCGGCGACTACATCGCCACCGGCGGCGGCGAAATGGCCGATTTCTTCGAGAACATCGCGCCGAAGGTGGGCGTCACGGCCGAGCAGTTCCGCAAGCTGTCGGGCCCCGAGGCGCTGCAGCTCTACGTGTCGAGCCTCGAGAAGGCGGGCGCCTCGCAGCAGGACATGACCTTCTACCTCGAGGCCATGGCCAGCGACGCCACGGCGCTGCTGCCGTTGCTGCGCGACAACCGTGCTGAGATGGCCAAGCTCTCCGGCAGGGCCGAAAGCCTCGGGTCGGTGATGGACGATGAGGCGACTGCTGCTCTCCGTCGCGCGCATCTTGCCTTCGGCGACGTGGGCAATGCCATGCAGGGCATCGGCAACCGGATCGCGCTGGAGCTGGCTCCCGGTCTGACGGCGCTGGCGAACGCCTTCACCAACTCCATGCTCGAGGGTGGGACGCTGCGCGTCATGTCGGATGCGCTCATCGGCAATCTCGACCGGCTTGCCACCTATGCCGCCACAGCGGCCACCTTCCTCGGGGCGCGCTACGTCTCCGCCCTGATCGCGGCTAAGGCGATGACGGTCGCGGTCAATCTGCAGACCCTCGGGCTGGTCGGATCGATGAAGCTGCTGCGTGGTGCGATCATACGCACGGGGTTCGGCGCGCTGGTGATTGCCTCGGCCGAGATCGGCATGTGGTTCGGGCGGCTGGTCAAGTCGGCGGGCAGCTTCGGAGGCGCTCTGTCTCTCCTCGGCGATATCGGGCGGGAGGTCTGGGGTCGGATCGGCGACGGCGGGCGCGGCCTCTATCTCATCCTTCAGGGTGTCGCCACAGGCGTCGCGTCGGCCTTCGCCCAAGGGTTCGCCTGGATCGGCGAGCAATGGGACAAAGTCGTCAACGGGATGCGCGAGCCCTTCAATGGCCTGATGGAGAGCATGGGGCTCGATGCGCGCATGGGCGCCTCCACCATCGGCGAGGAGCTGGGGGGTGTCGCTGATGCGTGGGAAAAGACCGCCGTTTCCAAGATCGAGGAGGGCGGAGCTCTTCTCAAAGCAGCTGCGACTACGCCGCTCGAAAGCCTCGCCGCGCTCAAGGAGATCGTGGGCGGCGTCGGAGAGGAAGCGGTCGACGGTGCTGCTGCCGGCGACGCGCTGGCGGATGCCTTGGCGGGCGACGGGGACGGCGTGTCTGGCGCAGCCGACAAGGCAGGCAAAGCCACCGACAAGCTCTCCGACGCCGCCAAGGCCGCCAAGAAACGCCTCGACGAGCTCAAGTCCGCCGCCGAATCCTGGACCGACCGCACCGCCACGCCGATCAAGAAGTACCGCAAGCAGCTCAAGGAGCTGAATGCCGTCGTGGCCGCGGGGCTGATCGGCGACGAGACCAAGACGCGCGGCCTCAAGGCGCTAAACCTGGAACTGGCCGACAGCACGCCGCTCGTGGGCGAGCTGGTCGACGCCGTGACCGGCTCCATGTTCGATGGCTTCCGCGCCACGCTCGACAGTATCACCAGCTTCTTCAAGCGCTGGCTCGCGCAGATGATCGCGACCGCGGCGAAGAACCAGATCATCGTCAGCATGGGCGGGAGCTTTGGTGTCCCTGGCGCGGGCGCCATGGGCAGCGGTCTGATGAGCAGCATGGGCGGCGTCCTCGGCGGTATCGGCTCGACGCTCGCGGGCCTCGGCACGACCTTCATGCAGAACGCCATCGGCATCTTCGGCGCCGACATGGCCGGGCTCTCTGCCACCCTCGCAGGCGCCACCTCGTCGCTCAGCGGTTTCGCGGCTGCAGCCGGTGCTCTGGCCCTGCCCATCGCGGGCGCAGTCGCGGCCTTCGACTTCTTCCGCCAGAAGACCAAGAAGCTCGACGAAGGCGTGCGCCTGACCACCGAGGGCATGACAACCGCCGTTCAAAGCTGGGAGCGCATCCGCAAGACGCGGTTCTGGGGCCTTTCGACGGATACGGATAACCACTATTCCGGCGCACCCACCGACATCGCCAACCCCCTGAAGCAGGCGGTGGGCGAGATGCAGGCGGGGATCGTGCAGGCCGCTGACGCGCTCGGCGTGGGTCGCCGTGCATTCGCGGACTTCTCCCACCAGATCAAGCTCTCCACCAAGGGCATGACCGAGGAGGAGGCCGTCCGCGCGCTCCAGGAAGAGCTGGGCGGGCTCGGCGAAGCGTTCGCTGCGATGGTCCCCGGCGTGAACCGGCTGCGTGCCGCGGGCGAGAGCGCCGCTGACGCGCTGGCCCGCACCGCGACGAGCCTGACCACCGTCAACTCCGCCTTCCGGACCCTCGGCTTCGACCGGCTCGACGAGAGCCTGCGCGGTGGCAGGACGGCGAACCGGCTGGTGGAGCTGTCGGCCGGCCTTCAGCAGTTTGCGCAGGCGACGGAATACTATTTCCAGAACATCATGTCGGCGCCCGATCGGCTGCGCGCGCTCACCCGGCAGTTCAACCAGGCGCTCGACGCGGCCAACATCAACGCCCGCCCCGGCAGCGCGGGCCAGTTCCAGCGCCAGGTCGAGCGGCTGATGGGCAATGGCGCGCGTCGGAAAGCGACTGCGCTGATCAACCTCGCGCCGCTCTTCACCGAGATCCAGCGGCTGCAGGGCGAGCTCGACACGACCGGCAGCAAGGCGGGCAGCGCGGCGGATCGGCTGGCGGCCCGTGAGCAGCGCGCGGCGGACATCGCGCGTGAGCGGGCAGGGCTGGAAGCGCAGCTGCTGCGGCTCTCCGGCGATCAGCGAGCGATCCGCAAGGCCGAGCTGGCAGATCTCTATCCCGCGAACCGGGCGCTGCAGCGCCGGATCTGGGGCCTGGAGCAAGAGGTCGAGGCGGCGGCGCGAACTTCTGCAATCATGGATCAGCGCTGGGGAATGGAGATCGAGTATCTCACCCTTATGGGCGATACGGCGAAGATCCGAACCCGTGAACTTCAGGCCATCGAGCCCGCGAACAAGTGGCTGCAACATCGTATCTGGGCTCTGGAGGACGAAGCCGCAGCGGCTGAGAAAGCGGCGGCCGTGGCCGAGGAGCGGCTCGGCATTCAGCGGCAGGTCTGGGAGCTGACCGGCAACACGGCGGCGATCCAGAAGGATTTTCTCGCCAGCTTGAGCCCCGCAAACCGCGCGCTGCAGCAGCATGTCTGGAGCCTCGAAAAGCAGGCCGAGGCGGCCGAGAAGGCCAGCGCCATTCTCGAAGAGCGGCGCGGCCTCGAAGGCACCTTGCTCGGCCTGCAGGGCAACGCGGCCGAGATCCGGCGCCGCGAGCTGCTGGCGCTCGATCCATCCAACCGGGCGCTGCAGCAGCGCATTTGGAAACTGGAGGACGAGGCGGCGGCAGCCGAGAAGGCATCGGCGGTGGCAGACGAGCGCTTGGGCATCCAGCGCCGGATCTGGGAGCTCACGGGCAACACGGCTGCGATCCAGCGTGACCTGCTCTCCGCCCTCGACCCCAGCAATCGCGCATTGCAGCAGCATGCCTGGTCGCTGGAGAAACAGGCAGAGGCAGCCGAGAAGGCGAGCGCCGTAGCGGACGAACGCACCTCCCTGGAGAACCGCCTTCTCGAGCTGCAGGGCAACACCACCGAACTGCGCCGCCGCGAGCTGGCGGGCCTCGATGCCTCGAACCGCGCGCTGCAGCTGATGATCTACGGGCTTGAGGATGCGGCGAAGGCGATGGAGGCGCTTGACCCCGCCGACTTCGCCTCCCGCCTCGACTTCGAGCGCGCACGAGCCCGAGCGGCGAATGGCGCTGGCGGCGTGACCTCGACCGGGGTGCCGCTGGCGGTGATCCCGCAGACGCCGGCGCAGACCGTGCAGGCGGATAGTGCCGCGCTGCTTCGCGAGATTCGAGACCTGAACAAGCAGATGCTCGGGAGTGGCGTGGAGGGCGAAGGGCACCTCTTCCGCATGGTGCGCATCATCCGGGAATGGGATCGCAGCGGCCTTCCGCAGGAGCGCTCGGCATGAAGATGATCGCGCCGATCGAGGTGACCGACGTCATCCTGACGGCCTCGAACGTGGTCGAGAACGATCATGCGGTGTGGTCGCCGACGACGACCTATGCGCTCGGGGCGCGGGTGATCGTGCTCGCGACGCACTCGATCTACGAGAGCACTGTCGCCAGCAATCTCGATAATGACCCGACAGCCGAGGGCACGACCAAGTGGGTGCGGGTGGGCTCGACCAATCGCTGGCGCGCCTGGGACCGCAGCATCGGCCAGTCGGTGACGAACGCGGGCTCGATCACCTACAGCCTGTCGCTGCCGGGGATCTGCAATGCGGTGGGCTTCATCGGGCTCAGTGCCGGCTTGGTGCGGGTGCGGGTGCTGGATGGCTCCGGCGTGCAGATCTACGACCGGACCCTCGGCCTGGTCGATGCCACCGACATCCACAACTACTTCACCTACTTCACGGCCACGCCGGAATACTCGCCGGTCGCGATCCTCGAGGATATCCCGGGCTACACCGGCTACACGATGGAGATCACCGTCGATGCCGGGGTCGGCACCGCCAAGGTCGGCGAGATCGTGGTGGGCAAGCGCTACGAGCTGGGTGTCTCCAATGAGGGGACAGAGATCGGCTTTATCGATCCCTCCCGCCGCGAACGCGACCCCTATGGAAACCAGATCGTGGTGGCCCGTCTGACCTACGACGTGGTGCGCTACCGCTTCTCGATCGCGGTGGGCGGTGAGGAACGGGTGCGCCGGATCCTTGCGCGGCAGGGCGGGGGCGTGGCGCTCTACTACCTCGACGCGACGCTCGTCGACCGAGGCGGCACCGTGCTGGGCTACCGGCCCGACTTCCGCGCGCCGCTGGCCGCCGCAGGCCGATCCTTTGCCGAAATCGAAATCGAAGGGCTTCCCTGATGGTACTGACGCTTGACCCGGCGCCGAACGCGCCGAGCTACTCCAACCCCGACACCTTCGAGCCCGACACGAGCAACTATCTCGCCTGGATGAAGGTCATACGGGATCAGTTGAGCGGGCAGGCGTTGGAGATCGGCGACAAGACCCAGTCCGCCACCGACACGACCGCCGGCAAGCTGCTCAAGGTGGGCGATCTCGGCTGGGGTGCTACCGGAGCGCCTGTGCCGGGAGACAACATCGACAATATTGTGACGCCGGGCAGCTACTTCGTCACAACCGCAGTAGCAACGACAAGCCCCTCCCTGCCATCTTTCGGCGCATCTTCCGGGTCGCCACTTCTCTGCTTTCAGTACGACAGCAACAATATCGCGCAATTGCTTGTAAATCGGTCCAGCGGCGACGCTGCCATTCGGGTCAAGGCGCTTGGCGTCTGGCAGCCTTGGCGAAATCTTTTCGCATCGCGTGGGAGCAATGTTAACGGCGAATGGGTGCGGTTCGAGGACGGGACGCAGATTTGCACTGGCTCGACCCTCACCACGTCCTCTACCGGCGATACTACGTGGATCTATCCCGCTGCGTTCATCTATCCGAGCAATCCCTATCGCCTCGCAGTGACAGGGTCTGTCGCTTCTACAGCTGCAAATGGCTGGCGGCTGGTGATGGGGGGCATTGCCAATGGCACGTCGATCAACTTCGCAGCCCTCAGTACCGCGAATGCGCGCGTTGAGGCGCAAGCCTCTCTGATGGCCATTGGCCGTTACAAATAAGGACCGTGCGAAATGAAACTCACCATTTGTCCTCACGCGGGCCTGCCCGGAGAACGCGAAACCACCGCCTCCGTCTCGGGCGACATTCTGACCATCGACGGCGTGTCCTACGACCTGTCCGCCGTGCCCGAAGGAGGCGAGGCCACGCCCGAGGGCGACCACCCGTTCATCGGCAAGATCACGCGAGTTAACGGCGAAGTCGTTGCGACTATCCGGTGGCGTCACGGCGAGGATGCCGACGGGCGCCAACCGCTCGACCCCGCCCACTGGGTCGTGACCGTGGCCGACGGCCCGGTTCCATCGCCCGTGGTCAAGACGCCCGCACACGAGGAGCAGCCCGCATGACCGCCTTCTCCCTCAACATCA